TTTTCTTGACATAGTACCAGGCCCAGCTGCATCATCATCTGTGGACGACAAGCAACTGTGCTGAGAGCAGAGATACATAAAGGGTAAATTCAAATATGTTTTAGCCGTGATAGCAAGAGAGGTTTAACTCATTTTTTACTATAACAGGAAATGAAGGTACAGAGAATGATAAAAACACCCTTTTCCAAGAGTAAAAAAACGGTAGGTCAGTATAGACAAAAAAAGACACAGCTATATCATCTGTGGGAGACTAGTAGCTGTGTGCATGAAGAGTAGAAAAAGGTCCTTTATAACTTAATCGTTACAAGGAACATGATTAGGGTTACCTTTACTATAGCAGGAAGTATGAAGACAGAAAATCATAAAGATAACCTTTTGCAAATGTAAAAGGGAAGGATAAGCGCTGAGTTGGTTAGAGGGGCATGCGCCGTTAGGGGATGTAGGGTAACAATATGCAACGTATAGAGAACACCTAAAGAAGTGAAGGAATAAAGAACAGTTGTATAATTGTAACAAAGGAAAATAATGGTTTAGGTTCAATAGGAAGTATACAACATGTTCCTCATCCTTCATGAAGTGACTGAAAGGATGAAGCATATACATATTCATACATTTCAAAGATGTAGAATAGCTAATTGGGGTCATTCAATGTACGAATCATAGCACATGTTCTTCATCCACCCTTATTATTTGCTGATTTTGGTTTTGTATACCAAATAAATGAATGTAAATTAGTAAACACCTATTAGGTATTATTAATGAAGAAAGATAAGGGGGAGAGGATGAAACTAACAAGGCTCGAAAAAGCGGTAATGATTGGTGTATTTATGACGGCGTTAGGTAAAGAAGAACTTGATTTCTGCACAGATGAATTTTCATTAGAGTATTTAGAGGTAGAACTGGAAGAGATATTAGATAATTGTACACTCAAACAGATAATGGCGGCTGGAAGAAGTGGAATGAATAAAATTATTCAGGAGTTATTAAAAGAAAGTTGATGGAGAGTAATGAATGAAAGAATATAAAACGAAACAACAGAAGCGGAAGTTTTATGACAGTGGTGAGTGGAAGAGCATACGAGCGCAAGTAAAGAAACGTGACGATTATGAGTGTCAAGAGTGTAAGCGCAATGGTAGTGTTCGTGTGGACACCAATGAATACAGTGAGAGTGCCAAACGTAAGAAGATACAATTAGTTGTCCATCATATAAAAGAACTTGAACATCATCCAGCCCTTGCATTAGAAATAGACAACCTCGAAACAGTCTGTGTAAATTGCCATAACAAAGAACACGGAAGAGTTTATGAAAAGAAACAAAATAAATGGGAACATGATGAGAAATGGTGAAAATACAACAAAAATAACACCCCCCCCTTAAAATATTTCATGAAAAATTAGTCTTAGGGGCACCGGAGGAGGGGGGCGATTTTCCAAATTTATGAGCTCTCTCACGCGGGCCCCCTATCCCCTGGTATAGAAAGAGGCTGAACTGGAGGTGATACGATGGCAGAGAGGCTAGAGCGTGATACACTTGTTCAAAAAGAAACCGAACGTTTGCGAATATTGTTTCACGATATTTCGCCAAGGAAATTAAAAGTAGTAGAGGGTTTAATTGTGCAAGCGGCCAGGTTACGCGTTTCTTTAAATGAGATGTGGAAGGATTTGTCGGAAAATGGAGATTATGAAATGTTCTCGCAATCAGATAAAACAGAGCCGTATGAAAGAGAGCGCCCCGTTGCGAGATTATATAATACGCGGGATCAATCGTATCAACGGATTATGAAACAACTAACGGACTTATTACCTGAAGAAATATGGGGCAAGTGATTTACTATGATTTGTCCTAACTATATGAGTGAATATATGGAAGGGTATCTGGCGGGAAACATCAAGCTAAATAAAGAGCGGATCATGCTGATGGAGTACCTAGAGAAGCATATCTTACCACGTGAGGATTTATATTTTGATACGGCCATGCATGAAAACTACATCAAGTTTACAGAGAGATGGCATTTTTCGTTACAACCTTTTCAAAAATTCTTAACTGCATTCGTCTTTCTTTTTTATAAAGAGGATCATTCTGTACTTTACGAGCAATTTTTAATCATGATGGCTCGCGGTGGTGGTAAAAATGGTTTGATTTCATCGTTATGCCATTTCTTTATTAGCCCACTACACGGAATAGATCGATACAATGTTTCAATTGTAGCCAACAATGAAAAGCAAGCGAAAGTTTCTTTTCGTGAAGTATATGATGCAATTGAAGGTAAGGAAATATTAGAAGATATGTTTTACTGAACTAAGGTTGAAATCCTTGGTAATGATACAAAAAGCGTGATGCAATATCACACATCGAATGCAAGTTCGAAAGATGGACTTCGTGATGGCTGTGTGATTTATGATGAAATACATCGATATGAAAATTTTGATGTCGTGAATGTATTCTCTAGTGGACTTGGGAAAGTGCCAAATGCTAGAGGATTTTTTATTGGTACAGATGGTTTTGTTCGCGATGGATTCTTAGACAAGACAAAGGAACGAGCGATGAATATTCTAAAAGGCAAAGATTTAGAAGATCCATTATTTCCTTTCATCTGCAAGATTGATAATCCAGAAGAAATTGATACCCCTGAAATGTGGGAAAAAGCGAATCTTATGTTTAGTGAGCCGAGAAGTCCTTATGCGAAAGGTTTATTTAAAAAGGTATTCACTCAATATAAACAGTTAGCAAATAATCCATCTAATCGGGAAGAATTTATAACGAAACGTATGAACTACCCTGAAACAGCTTATGAAGAAGATGGAGAAACCATTAGAGAGATTCCGGATTTGAAACACAAAGTAGCGGTGGGCGGCCTCGATTTCGCCAGCATCAAAGACTTCGCAGCGGTCGGTTTACTATTTAAACAGGGTGAGGATTATATTTGGAAAGGTCATTCATTTGTACGTAAAGGATTCCTAGACAAGGTGAAATTAAAAGCACCTATTAAAGAATGGGAAGAGCAAGGATTACTTACAATTCTAGATGAACCGGTTATTCATATCTCACATATTGTAGATTGGTTTGTGAACATGCGTGAGATATACGGATTTAACACAATAGTAGCTGATACCTTCCGTCTTGATCTTGTGAAAACGGCACTGGAAGCCGAAGGTTTCATATTGTTATACATTCGTAATCCGAAAGCTATTCATTCTTTATTAGCGCCAAGGGTCGAAACGTTATTTGCAAACAATCATATTATTTTTGGAGATAATCCATTAATGCGTTGGTATACCAACAACGTCTACGTCCACATCAAAAAAGACGGGAACAAAGAATACTTGAAAAAAGATGAATTCAAGCGAAAAACAGATGGTTTCCAAGCCTTTATCCATGCATTATGGCAAGCGGATAACATTCTTGTAGATGAATTCGACTTCATGCTAGATGGTATTAAATTCTAATGCGAGGGGGTGATAATCATGGGATGGCTGGATGCGGTATTTAAAAGAAATAGTGAATTAGGATTTATGTTTGATGTGGAAATGTTTATGGAAAAGGCAAATAGAGTCCACATGAAGCGACTAGCGATTGATACATGTATTTCTTTTTTAGGAAGAACAATGAGTCAGTCCGAATTTAGAGTGAAAAACGGTGAAGAATTCGAAAAGGATGAGCTTTATTATCGATTAAACGTTAGGCCCAATAAGAATATGACAGCAAGTACCTTTTGGGAGGGGGTTATTTACAAACTTATGTATGATAATGAAGTTTCAATTATACAAGCTGATGATGGTGATTTACTGATTGCTGATGACTTTGAACATAATGAATACGCTGTGTTTGAAGATAATTTTACAAATGTTACCGTAAAAGATTATCAGTTTCAGAGAAGCTTTAAACAAAGTGAAGTCATGCATGTAAGATATCGGAATGATAAGTTATCACCACTTATTGATGGATTATTTACTGATTATGGAGATTTATTCGGAAGAATATTAAGTTCTCAGAAACGTAAAAATCAAATTCGTGGAACAGTTGATATGGATATGCTTGCTGCAAAGAGTAAAGAACATCAATATAAACTGCAAGAGTTAATTGATAACATGTATAAAGCGATTGGAGAAAAAGACGTTGCAATCATTCCACAACAACCAGGATTCAAATATGCTGAGACATCAGGTGAAGGTAATTCCGGTCAGAGTGTGGAGGAAATAAATAAAGTCACAAATGGATTCTTAAACCAAGTAGCAATGGCCTTTGGCATTCCGACTGCTTTGTTATATGGCGAAATGGCTGATGTAGAGAAGCAAACGAAAAATTATATGCTTTTCACAGTAAATCCTTTATTAAAAAAGATTTCAGATGAAGCGAATGTTAAATTCTTTGAAAAAGAAGAGTATCTTTCAGGTCAAAAAATCGAAGTGAAAGCTGTTTCTTATCAAAGTATATTTGACCTTGCAACAAGTATCGATAAACTTATTTCTTCCAGTGCATTTACAGGAAATGAGATTCGATTAGAGGTAGGATATGAAGTTTCAGATGATCCGAATTTAAACACACATCATATTACGAAAAACTATACGAAATTAACGGGATTTGAGGGAGGTGAGAAAGAAAATGGCAGTGAAAATTGACGTAAAAGGGCCGATTATTTCTAATGATGAAGCTTGGATTTATGATTGGTTTGAAATGGATGCTACAAGTCCAGGAAAGGTTCTGAAAGAACTAGAACATGCAAATGGCGAGGATGTAGTGGTATCGATTAATAGTCCTGGTGGGTATGTATACGAAGGTTCAGAAATGTATACAGCACTAAAAAATTATGCTGGCCATGTGGAAGTACAAATTGTTGGTTTAGCTGCAAGCGCGGCTTCTGTTATTGCGATGGCTGGTGATAAAGTTAGAATTTCACCAACGGCATAAATCATGATTCACAATGCTTCTATGTAGAATGGTGGAGATTATCGTGACATGGAAAAGGCTGCTGAAATGTTAAAAACGACAGATCGAGCGATTGTAAACGCCTATGTCATTAAAAGTGGTAAATCAGAAGAAGAACTACTTCATATGATGGCTGAAGAAACTTGGATGGGTCCTGGGCAAGCATTAGAACATAACTTTGTGGATGAAATCATGTTTATGGAGAATCCAGTTAAAATGACGGCTTCAACTGCTATCGCGGCCATGCTTCCACAGAAAGTAATCGATGGTTTTAGAAATGGAACAATGAACAAAGGCCAAGGAATTTCAAAAGAAGATTTAAACACTGCATTATTAGGGCTGAAAAACGAAATTCTGAATGATTTACAAACAAATACAAATACAAATACAAAAGAGCCTATTCAAGAGCCTGTTAATACAAAACAGAATCTGAGTACGCTCTTTTTAACTTTAGGAGGAAAATAAAATATGGTGATTAAATTTAATAATTTTGAAGAAAAGAAACGAGCATTTGCGAAAGCAACACAGGAAGGTACAGCAGAAGAACAATCGGTAGCATTAAATTCTATGATTGAAGCACTTGCTACAGATGTTCGTTCAGATATCTTAAATCAAGTAAATGAATCAATGGTAGATCGTTCTATTATGCAATCTCGTGGCGCTAACGTATTAACAAGCGAGGAAATGAAGTTCTTTCATGCAGTTGTGGAAGAAGGTGGCTTTAAGTCTACTGAAACTCTACCTAAAACAACTCAAGAACGTATTTTTGATGACTTAGTTCAAAGCCATCCGTTACTAGAACATATCGGCTTAGAGAACTTAGGAGCTGTGACAGAGTTTATTTATGGAGATCCAGAAGGCGCAGCGGTATGGGGACCATTATTTGGTGATATTAAAGGGCAATTAAATGCTGCATTCCGAAAAGAATCTATTGCTCAACTTAAATTAACTGCGTTCATTCCATTAGCGAACGATATGCTTAAACTTGGTCCAGTTTGGGTGGAACGATATGTTCGTACAATGATTTCAGAAGCAATGGCAGTAGGTTTAGAACGAGGATTTGTAATTGGTACAGGTAAAGAAGAGCCTATTGGATTGTTAAAAGATCCAAGTGGAAGTGTTGTTGGTGGAGTGTATCCTGACAAAAAATCAGCAGGGGCTTTAACTTTCGAACCAGGGCGCAAAACAATTAATGAAATGAAAGGTGTTGTTAAGTTACTAGCTAAAAAATTAAATGCTGATGGTTCAGATGCTGATCGACCAAAAAATATTGCTGGTAAAGTGGTTATGGTAACAAACCCATTGTGAGGTGGTACAGTA